TTTTTCTTGCCAAAAATGTCAAATAGACCCATTTTCTTTATATTGCTCCCCAAGTAATTTTAGGGATTGTTAATTTGCTAAAAATACTATATCTTAAAGCATCAAGTATGTGGTCACCAAATTTAACCGGTGAATCAAGTTTATTGCCATTTCTATCCGTTTTCCAACGATAATTCTTCAATTCTTTTAGTAAATTTACGCTATCTTGATGAATATACAAAGGAGTACCCTTTACAGTCCGTATTCCCTCCGTCACATCCTTGTTAGCGTGTTTAGCATTGAACCCGTTTCTCGCAAGTTCCTCAATAGTTTTTGGCTCTGCTGCATCGCAGAAAATCTCATCGTACGGGTCAATATTAAGAACCTTTAGCCTATCTACCAAATCATTTGTGGTCAACCTTGTTTCATAAAGCATTTCTTGGGCATAAGCTGCCCCCTCCACGAACATAACCTTTACCAATGCACTCGGCACATTAAACCCAAAGTCCAACCCATACACTACCTCTCCCTCCTCTGGCATATTCTCCGTAGTTCGGTAATGCGTATATATCAAATCTTGACTCAGTCCCCTCTCACCCAAGCCATAAATCTGCCAGTAGTTCGGGTCTGCATCCTTCAAGCGTTCCAATTCGTCAACCAATTCTTTTGGGAGAAATGGGTTGTCCTTAAATGTAGTAATATTGAAGTCAGCATCATCACGAGGAATGACTGAATCGTAAATCCAACTCGCCACATCCGATGGATTGTAGTCAATGACTATCTTACCCTCAGTACGCATAATTAACTGCATCCAAGCTTCGTAACTCAGTTCATTAGCCTCATTGCAGAAAAGATACGTTCTTGCCCTACCCCTTATCTTCTGTGGTTGGTCTGCACTTACAAACTCAATCACATTCCCATTCAATGTGTAAATCTGCTCTGTTTTGTTGTGGTTGTCCTCCGAGTATATGTTAAGCTTAGTAAGTATATCAACAAAGTCCCTAAGTACCGAACCCTTGATGGATGGAAGCGATTGCCTGACAATCGTTAGCGTTTTGCCATTCTCTTGCAAAAGCTTCACTATAAACCAAATGAGGATATTATACGTTTTACCGCTTCTTGATCCTCCTTGCATGACTGAGATGCGTTTGTCGCTTTCTTGAAGTATCTCGTAAATCTTGTTCGTTTGTAGTGTGGCGTTCATGTGGCTTGTATTAGTAGACCAAAGGTATGCAACTTGCAGTCATGTTCATTTCAATCACATGAGTTTTGGGCGAAAAAAAAAATTTGGGAACTGGATTTGCGTTTTGAAAGATATGGTATAAATGGGGGTCGTTGTATATAGCAATTTTATTAAGGTAGTTGAGGTGAAAATTATTTGTGGGTGTTATACAACTCGCCCCGAAAAAGTAATTTCTTTAAGTCCCCCCCATCGTATAGAGCCTTCTGCCCCACAAATCAGCCTAATTGCTAACGATATTAGTATTACCTATAACTAATGTTATGTTAAGTAGACTCGTACATAGTTATATATCAATGACTTATACATTATCCTTATCTTCTATACTAACCGTCCTATTGTCCTGAAGCAGGATGTTCGGCTTGATGATCTCAATCGCTATCTGGTTTAGGTTGCCTTCTATCTTGCTCTCTATCTTCTGGGTGGGTAGACCGATGTAATACGCTGCAAAGATTTGCAACGCCTTCATATCTCCTTCTAGTATCTTCTCATGCATCTTTACAAAGAAGTCTTTAGCCATTGGGTGCAGCTTTGCCATGAGTTCATCTTCATCTAATTTACTCTTGCGACCTGCACCTGGTCTTGCCCCTCCCCATTTCCTTTTCTCAATTAGTTTGTCCAGTTTTTCGTCTGTCATAGTTGATTTTGTCTTGAATTGTCGCAGATGCGATTATATTGAAATTCAATGTTTAAACATTAACATCAATGTTGCAACATTAATCTATCTTATCCTCTTTTACTATCTGCTTAATGATGTCCATATTGTGAGTAAATCCCTTTGGGTCATCTTTCTTCTCGTATATCTTGAACTTCACCCACTCACCAGGTTGATCATTAATATACTCAACAAAGTCAGCCTTGAAAATATTTAGGTAGAGTCCATTCTCAGCCTTTTTTATGTAGAATCCCTTTCTTTTCATGTACATAAAATTAAATACATTTTTACTAAATCATTGATATTTATTTCGTTATATATATTTGTAATAAATATTTATATATAATTATATATTATTAACATACTTTATATATCTTTGACATATAAACAAACATTAACAATGAAAAAATCAACACTTCAAACCATCGCAATCATTATCTTGGCTCTTATTCTTTGCACCGCAGATAACTGGTTTTAACTAATCAGTAGTCATTAAAAAAGATAAGGAGGCACTTAGCCTCCTTTTTTTATACGTTATAGTTTATCTTCTCAATATCGCATCCTAAATCAACCAGATATTTTATGACATCATCACTTTCTATATTATCTGGTATTGAAACAATCAATCTTGTAGGTATTAGATATTTTTCTTGAATGCATAAATTAACTTGTTTTATGAACTGACAGGTTATTTCATCATCAATGGATAACATATCAGTAATCTTATTTATGCCATGTATCACAGTAGTATGATCACTACCAAATAAAGAGCCAATATCAACCAATTTAAGACCCATTTTCTTTCTTGCAATGAAATAGTAAGCGTGTCTGCATAAAACCAAACCACGAGCCCTATTTTGGCTTAAAATCTCATACTCTGGTAAACCACTAACAAAACTAATCACAGATAGTAAATTCTCCTTAGTCAACATAGCTTTTTATTTATTTGTATTGTATAGAACCTTGCATTGCATAGTAGCCTTTTATTTATACCAATTGATTGACTTTTCTTAAGTGTTTAGAGTATCATGTTATCAAGTTATGTATTGGTATATCCCACAACCTTCAAAATGGAGTTTAACACGATAACACGATATTTTCATCATTTCTATCTTTTCTATACACTATACTTTTCCAAAAAAATTAGGGTATACCCTAAAAAGTAAGAAAAATGATGTTAATCGCGTATCCGAATTGATTATCAACCACTTAGATACCAAAAATGATGTTAAAATCGTGTTAAGATGATGTTAAAACCAAAATCTCATGTTACCTAACTATATGTCATATTAAAAAAATTCATCATCTGTCTTTTTTTCAATATTAAAATTATATAGCTTTTTTCCTCCCGACCCTTTATCTCGCTTATTTTTTAACATGATATTCAAAATAGAACACGATTCTTCAATTCCCTTGGTGAACCTTTTCACACTATAATCCTTCTTTTCAAACCCACTCATTGTTATAAAATCATTATATAATTGTTCTAACTTTATCCAACCAGGTTGCTCCTCATATACCCCCATCAAAAACTCCAAAAACTCCTCTCCGAACTGCACCCTGATCTGCTTACGTTTGATTTTTTCACTCGACTTGACTTCCAATACTCCAAAGTCAAGGTATCCCTGTACCGCCTCAAACATCAAATTATAAAACCGATTCCACTCATCTTTGTCCCAATCATCAAACAATTTATGTCCAAACTCATCCTCCGGAGTCCTGGTCGGCCCAAAATATCCGCTAAATTCCAACACCTTCTGCCTCCTTTTAGCGTGATTCCCACTATTTGGTATGGTGTAGTTCGTGGTGAACATCACCTTTGGTGAGTCGGAATAAGGTATAAACAACTCATCCTTGTTCTTCTTTTCTACTGTTATACCTTCTGTGATGATGCTATAAAATCCCTCAAAATCTACGTTCCTCCTGGTATCCTCAATCGCCAGAATCCTTGTATCAAGGTCAACCCTTTGAAAGGCAAACGACTTGTCAAATTTGAAGTTCTTCCCATCCACCCGAACAATATTGAGCAAATACCCAAGAGCCTTCACAAAAATTCCCTTACCAGTCCCACCACCATTGGCTTCCTTCTCTGTTTCCTCTGCAAGAATAACCGAAAATGGGCGAGATGGGTCTTTGTAATTGTGCAATAAATAGCCTATTAACCCAAGAGCATAGATGTATCGTTCTTGATCATTATCCGAAATGCGTTCAATAAACCTAAAATATTCAATGTTGCTCAATTGAACATCTTTCTCAATTACGATGAAATGGTCGATAACTTGCGTTTTCCAAACAACTTTTCCCAGTTCTCCATACGATTTGAGAACTATTGCATTTTTTGCAACAACTACCACGCCATTTTTAAAAGGGAAAAACGCTTCATCTTTGGTATCCTTCAGAAACTCAAGCTTCGCCCTCTCAAAAAATTCAAAAAAGGCATCAGAGAAAAGAATTGAAGCACCCTTGTAGATTAACTCAAGTAAGTCTTGAGGTGTAACCCCTCCATCAAACGAGTCAGGCAATTTATCCACATAATCCTTGATAAATTTCTTTATTTGCTCCGTACTCGCCTCTTCAACAAACCCATCTTTCACCCTAATAAGCCTATAAATGGTTGACCCTTCATCATAAAAGTATAAGCGAAAACCCCCATTTGTAGTAAGAAATACTTGTAATTTGTAGCGATTAATACTTGCTTTTCCTTTGTCATCTACATCCCAAAAGGTACAAATCTCTTCTCCCCACCGAGCATCCAGTTCATCAATCATTGCCTTGGCTTCATCAAGGGATTTGTTATGCTTTTTTACCAAAATGGTAACCAAGTCATCCTTACTCGCTCCATCGTTCCGCTTCTTGAAAATCTGCCTCTCTATTTCATTACCGAAGGATGTTTTTTTTTCTCCAAACCCCAAGTCAAGTAGCTTACGAGCAGCCAGTTTAAAATCACCATTACATTCCAATATGGCGAAAACTGCACTAAGCTTATATCCCTTTTGCACTTGAAATGGGGTGTTCACCGAAAAAACGCTAAATAATCCCATTCCTATATTCCATGATCCGCTATGCTCTGCCTGACTACCAGGTCTAAGAAAATAAATCCTTTCCGAGTTCTGCTTCACCACTTTCCACCCATTCCTCTGCATTAGATCAACAATATCCCCTCTACGATTATAGTCATCAAATGGCGAAACCCCATATTCCTTGGTTGACGGCCTTTCATGTGCTTCAATTACTTGCTCTTCAAATATCTCATTGAAAGAACGCATAATCTCAAACAAAGCCTCACGTTCATCCAACGATATAACATTTATCCCTTCTTGCTCAATGGTATAACCCTCCGTAGGCGGTGCAACAACATATCCACCTTCTCCCCTTGTCTCAATAATGCAATAAGATTTGATGGAAGGGTTATTCTTTGCCTCTTCCAATGTCGGTAATCTTTGTGCCAATTTTTGATTGCCTTCAATCGCCTCGCATTTATAGATGAGGTGTTTGCCATTTGAACGGGTTTTTACGATGTGTAGTTTGGTATACAATTCTTGCGGAATCGCACTTCTTATAGCCTCCCAAAGGTCATAGGTCTCATATTTCGTATCAATGTCAATCACCTCAACATTGCCACTCACCGACCCACAAATAATAGCCACTCCTTTTGCCCTATTATCTGCCATTTGACGGCTTAGTTCCTCATTCGTTACCATTTGCTCTTGGTAGACCTTCCAAGGGAAAATAGCCTGCTTATTTTCATTAACTGCAATAGTGTTGATACCGAGTTTTAAGTAGTCCATATTACCAAGATAAATTTTCCATTAATAAGTAATCGTTTACGCTAATCTTGTCCAAATGCCCATCATCAAAGAAGGTAAATATCTTCACTAATGGTCTACCATGTTGGTCAAGTTTCACGCTATTCACATAAACAAGACTGTTTACTGGCATCAACTCTCTGAGCATCCTCCCCGCCTTCTCCTCATGGTCACCAAATATGGCAACATTATAAAGTAAGCAGTTCGTGGTATGCTTCATACCAAATCCAAGGTCAAAAGTGATGTTGATGATGCCATTGTTGGTAACTCGATTGATTGTTCCTTTGAAAGTGTACATAGTGTTTGTTTTAGTGTATTAATATTCCTTGTAGCAATGTATGTCAATATCTTCAATACAAGTCACCACCCTCGCAAATACCCCCATCTTGTTCAGCTTCTCTATCATGTACTTCTGCAACTCACTAACAACACCTTTATCTGTTTTAATTTCCAACATTATTACCACTCCTTTCCTAATCGCCATCAGGTCGCAAATCCCAGGTGTTGAGGTGGCAATAAGCTTTGTAACAAACCATCCATGCTCTTTTAGCTTCTTAGCTACTTTAGTTTGTAATTGTGATTCTTTCATATTTAAAATAATTTGCTTTGTTGCAAATATGGTTTAATATTCTGTTCGCATATTTTTATGTATTCTGTTGACATTTCAGAACCAATAAAATTACGATTTGCTCTAAGTGCTGCCATTGCAGTAGTACCTGTTCCCATAAATGGGTCATAAATTATACCACCTTCAGGGCAGCCTGCAAGTATAGGCTTTTTTATCAAATCTGTATTATAAGAGGCATAATGAGAATCAGATGAACCTTTTGTAGTTATATCCCAAAAATCAGATACTGAGCCAGGATTCTTGCCTAATAAATTAAAAGATACGCCACTTGCACCTACCATTTTGTCATTATGAGTTTTAGCATCTGCTTTGTATTCATGTCGTTGACCATCGTTTCTTTTGTCGTTTGCGTGTTTATGCTTATCCCTTATTGCATCTAAATCAAAATAATATTTTTCAGATTTAACCATAAAAAAAATATACTCATGCTTCTTGGTAAATCTATCTGTTACAGGTTCTGGCATTCCGTTTCTTTTTGCCCAAATTACATCATTTCTTAAAATCCATCATCTATCAATGCATCCAATAGCAAATCTATGAGGTAAAAGAACAAGACATTTATTAGGATAACCTTTTTGACCACCTCTACCTGCTTGAGTGCCTTTTGGTACAATTGGCTGGTCATTAAATTTTCCTTCTCTATTTCCTGCCCATCCAGAATTGTTATAACTATCCCCAAGGTTGACCCAACAAGTACCATTATCTTTAAGAACACGATAGATTTCATCCATCATCTCCCATAAATGTTGCAGGTACTCTTTAAAAGTTGGCTCTAATCCCCATTGACCATCATAACCATAGTCACGCAGTTGCCAATAAGGAGGTGATGTAATAACGCAGTCAATTGACTTGTCTTGCATCCGCTTTAACGTATCAAGACATGGTTCATTAAATATAGTATTATTCATCTTATCTTAGTTTTATCAGGATTAGTGCCTTTGTCATTAAACTTAACGTATTCGTAGGTTGGGTAGAACTCATCAAATAGTTCTTGCGACCCCCAGATGCCGTTCTGCATCTCAAACAACCATACTCCATCAGCAAGTTTCCATTTTGCATTCTTTCGTAATTGGTTTCCCTTTATATATTCGGTTATGCTATTTGTTGTTTTCACCCATGAAAGTTTTAATGTAATAAGATTCTGCGACATCAATCTTCCAATCTTCTGTATGTCCATCTTCATCAAGACCATACATGACTGCATCTTTCATCTGGTTAAATTCCATTGCTTTTGCCTCTTCAATGTCACGATCTTTTAAAACTCCTTGCCATTGGTTGTACTTCATTACCAAGAACTGTACTGCTGTTTGCTTTGCCATAGTTTAATTGTTTTAGTTTTTAAGGTGATTTACTACGTTTATGAGCGTTTTATTAAACTTTTAAGTGTATAAAATGTTTGTGTGGCAATAAAAATAATGATAAAAATGGGAATAGATACAATTACGAAATATAAAACTGTTAAAATATATATAAATAGCTTCATAGATAGTCCTTTTTAAAGATGTTAGTAGTGTAATCAGTCTTGTCCATTACAGCCTTATATATCTTATCCTCAATGCCACCTTTACTAAATATCCAATGAATATTTGCGTCTTTAACCCTATCTTTCGTTTGTATTCGTGCTCTACTTTGCCAGTAAGATACGGCTGAAAAGTCAATGTTATAGAACACCAAGGCATCAGCAGATGAGATGTTCACCCCTTCCCGACCTGATTGGATTTGTGATATGAATATAAGTTCATTACTATCGTTAAACGTTACCGGGTCAGTTGTCAAGTTTTCTGAGCCGAAAACATACCTTATTGCCATCTCCTCTGCTATAAACTTGTAATATATTGCTATCTTCTGCCCAACAAACTTCTCCTTAATATAATTAGCCTTTGTGTAGTCAAACACCTTCCCCACCCTGGTTGGCTCATCCACTATTACTGATCCGCTAAATATTTGGTGTAGCTTCTGCATAAGTTTGACCGCAGTATCAGCAAGCACCACTTCACCATCCTTATTGGTCATAATCTTGTCAATACGTAGTCTTTCGGCAAATTTGTACGTACTTTCTTGCATTTCTACGTGATGTACAGTTTCTTGTACAAATGACTCAAAGCCAGCTTCTTCTTGGGTGTAAGTGATGAACAGATGCTTACACGCTGCCATAATTAATTTCTCATCGGCTCGCTTGTAGTCATTAAATGATTGACCATTTATCATCATTTTTCTGATGTTTACATAGTCATTTGCCCATTTGTAAAAAGTCTTATGGTGGTCAAATGGTGAGTAACTGCTCACCCAGAACTGATGGTAGAGTTGAGAATAGGACTCAGGGTTTGGAGTACCACTAAGATAGATGATAGGTTTCCCTACACAAATCCTCTTCATTTCAGTTGTTCTTCCCGTTGGCTTGGGAAAAGCACCAAGTGAGTGAGCCTCATCAATGATGACAATGTCAAACTGCTCATGTACATTCCCAAGTTGCTCATAATTGGTTATATAAATTTGCAACTCTGGTGCATATTCATCCTTTTGAGCAATAATGTCTGTAATGGCTTTCTTCTTGGTGATGAAAAGAATCTTTGTGGCTCCGTACTTATGAGCCGTAGCAATGGCGGTAAGCGTTTTACCTGTACGAACCTGCATAGCCAAGTATGCAATATTATACGTTTGCAATAGCTTAACCGCCTTGTCGCTAATCTCATCTTGGTAATCTCTAAGCTTCATTTGGCTCAGTTTGTGGTAAAATAACGCTTCTAACATATCCCATCAATCTGAACTGCTCAACTGTTGTTTGCAGGTGTTCTACTGCTTCGCCAGAGTAGATCATGGCATCAATTAACTCTCCTAAGAGTTTGTGTCTTTCTTGGGTGTTGAGATCACCCCATTTTGGCATTTGCATTTCGGACATAATGATTGTTTTTTAAGTGTTATAGTGTATAAAGATTTGCAGAGTCTACATTTCACCCATATCGGGTTCAACATCATGTTGCGTTTCATCTTCTTCGTAATAGTTGCCATATTTTTCTAATTGCCAAAGTTCGTAAGGGGTCATGGTGTTATATTTACTTCAATTGTTCCGCCTCTTAAAATGTCATCAAGTAGGCTCTCCATTGTTTCGCGTTGCTCGGGGTTAAGTAGTGCCAGCTTCTCCGTTAAGGAATCGTAGGAAAATGCATCACTTGCAATCTCCTTTCGCATCCCCTCCCTCACATCATCGCCAAAGTGAGGGAAGGTTATTACATCTCTAAATATCCAATTGATGCGTTTTGAGTAGTCGGCAAAGATGACTGATCCACGAGTGCCTGGTGCTGACCGAACAAAGTCTTTTGCATACTCATCAGCTAATTTTAGGTGGTGGATGCAACTTACTACACTACTTCCCATCTAACTCTTGTTTTAATTTCTCTAAATATAGGCAAGCATCCATTAACTCTTCTTGCAAATGGTTAATCCATTGCAACCTTGTTAGGTCTGTTCTGTCAAGATTAGTACCATATTTAAGGTAACCCATGATGCTTCTCTTCTCAAAGCTTTTTATGACTGACTGAACAATTGAATCATCCATTTTTCTTATGTGTTAATTGGTAAGATGTTCTTTTTGGCTTTATGTCCTCATTGATTGACTTCCACAGGTCAAATGTTGTTTGGAATGTTTTCCAATCTTGCTCGCTTTCCTCCAGATTTCTTGTCAGCAGTTGCCATCCAATGCCTTGGACTGCCCCACCTTTGCCAGCAGTCCTTGTCTTGGCGTTAAGCCAAAGAATAGCCACTCCTTCAACGTGGTAATCATATTCCTTCAAGAGTTGATTATAAGCTGCTAATTGCAGCCAATATGAGTTGTGCATATTGTTGGAGGTCTTGATGTCTACAAGGTACTCCTTGCCATTTACTTCAAGTACCCTATCAACTGTGCCTGCGAATCCAAGTACATCAGATGAGAAGTGCATCTCCATCATTCGCATCCTTGGTGATTGCGTATTGCAAAAGTCAACATAGCGTTCAAACATTGCCCACTCAAGCATTTTGTACTTAGGCTTACCATATTGGTTAACAAAGGTCACCTCTTCGTGTTGGTCATACCTCTCGGTAAGTTCATGCACAAGTGACCCTCTTTTACCTGCCTCATCACGAATGGTATCGGCATCAGAGCCAACATCCTTTAACCATTTGAAGAACGCTGCATCCTTTGGATAAGCATCTAAAATTGTGGTAACTGATGGAACGTAGTTCCCGTTCTCTGTTGCGTAGAACCGATTGTCAACGAACTCAATCCGGCCCTTGTTGATGTCAATGTTGAAATTTTGCATTTGATGTGTTTTAAAGTGTAAATAGTGGCAGGATACAATTTATATCCTGCCATTTAAAGTTAAAAAGGTGCTTCTTCTTCTATTGCCTGTGCCTTGCTACCACCAAAAAGTGACTTAGCATAATTCTCCAAGAACTCCATCCTATCTGAGTCATCCCAGGTTTCCTTGCCTTTGATCTTAACTTTAGTCAAATCAGGCATACCATTTGGGTTGTCTTTGGTGAAGAACCATTTCAACCCACCATTTTGGTTAAGGAAGATAACACTTTTCTTCTTATCTCCCTCAATGGTTAACTTAGGAGTAATCGTTACCCTTGATTCAAGCGTTACATTGGGAAGAGTTTTGAGAAAAGATGCCGAGTAACCAGAAGAATAGTTCATTTCAAGCTGATAGTTCACACCATTGCTTTCAACATTAACCACCAAGAACTTGCCATAGTCACCATCTTTGGTGTCAACACTTTTGATGATTCCTTCAAGCGAATCATAGAACATCTCGTGAACCTCACGACCTGCTTTGTTGACCCTTGATACTGACCCTTCAACTTTCTCTTTGTAACTCCTAACGAGTTTACCATTGCTAATTGACAAAAACACTTTTGAACCGCCTTGACTTTGATTTGTTAGTCCCATTTTTACTTTGTTTTATTGTTTAAAAATTCTTGCTTCATTTTGTAGCATCTAAGTATTTCACCCATCTTATCGTTGTATACTATCAAGTCAACAATCTGGCTATACTTATACTCAAAATCCTCAATCTTATACCGAATTGCCTCTGCACTTCCCTTTGTCATGTAATAAATGTCAAGCGTGATTGAGTTGTACTCATCCCAAAATGCTGATGGGATTTGATAAAGGCTTCTTCGTTGTGCCACTTGACTATCTCTTTTGTCATAATTAATCATCACCAATCCAACCAAACTACAACCCAGAATGAACAGGCATAGATATAGCATCTTCAAGTTGATTTAAAATTGTTAACAATTTGATGTAAGTGGACTGACGCATCTTTCCACTCTTTTCTGCCCTATTGACTGTAACTGTGGTAACACCACTAAGCGAAGCAAGCTTCTCTTGGGTTAAACCTTTTTTCTTTCGTAAATCTCTAATTTCTTTCATTGTGATTTGTTTTTAATTTGATAAAGCGAAGATATATACTTTTTATATACAAAGTACAAAGTTTATATATATTTTTTTTTATAATATATAAATAAAACCCCCTCATAGACATAAGGGGGTAAAAACAACCATAGAACCAAAACTGCTACTCGTTAAATAATGTTGCGTGCATGGATTTTACTGAAAATTCAAGCATCTCATAGCACATCTTTCTTAAACTTTCTACCCTTTTAACCTCAATTTTAGTCATTGGGTTTGCACTTTCAAGCATATTCAACACATCAACTGATGCTGATATGTATTCACTATATGATATCTCTTCTATGTACTCCTCAACTTCATCAACCTCTTGTTCTTCTCCTAAAACGAGGTCTTGTTCCATCTTTATAGGATTTTTCCTTTATGGATTCTTTTGTTTCTTACCTCAAAGTCTTGCCCATCAATGTCCACTATTGCAAAGCCATGATTCCACTTATTTATTGGTAGATAAGCAGGATGTAACTCACATAAACAACCAAGTGACCAGGTTGTAGTTATGTCATTATTCATATTGCTTTCAGTATGAGAGGAACTTTGGTGATTATGACCTTGCATTGCACTTACTTTACCCTTTAGGAATAAGCCTCTTGCAATGTTTACCGGTGAAAATACTGATCCACCAAATTCATGACCATGAATAATATTAAGGTCACCTGCTTTAATTATTCTCTTGTCCTTAATTATCTCAATTCCTTCTGCTCTTGATTTGATAATGTTCTCCAATTCAAACTCCTCAACCCCCACAATCTCGTGTGCTTTCATCCAAAGAAAATGGAAGTACCTTTCTTCGTGATTTCCTATTTTGAAATAAATCTTGGCATCAAATGTTTTTTTAAGGATGTCCATAAACTCTTTAAAGGTCTTTAATTCATGTGCAAATGACCTTGCCTTTGGGTCTTTTGAGAATCTACTTAATCCAAAAAAGTCTAATGTATCACCATTCAAAAGAATGGCATCTGGCTTTTCTCCTTTCGCAAAATCAAAAGCACAAGTCAATGCTTCTATGTTGTGGTATGGTATATGAATGTCGGAAAGAACCAACAACCGCTTCGCTTTTAGGTCATAAGGTTGGTAAATTGCCTCATCTGAATCAGGCAAGTTGTATGGATTGGTAGGTCTTGTAGGCATATCTTTTGTAGTTATTATGTTGTTTTTTTTACCTAATTTATTTTCTATTGACCTCAAAGATGTCCTCGCATGGTCTACGCTACTAAAAGACAAAGGATTATCATTATATATAATCCTTGCTAATTTTAAAGTCGGCATATCCCATCCATACTTTTCCCGATAATCCCTCGCTATGTTGACCTTGCTCATTTGAAATAAAGATTCGCTTCTGCTTCCCTTCTTCTTGTAAGTCCTGCAAGAACCTTGCCACCTGCTTTATTCCATTTCATAAACTCCGCCCGTATGCTTGGGTCATTATGATTGGCATTAACTTTTTTTAGTAGTGTTGACTTTTGCAAGTTGACCACACCGCAATTATATGCAAATGAAACCAAAGATGCGAATTGATTAGGAGTTATATGCGATGGC